TGTCCTTCCAACCCGCCATGCCGCCCCCGACCTCCTTAAAACGCGAAATCCTGAACCATCGAAATCAGCCCGTCGAAATCCTCTTCTTCTCCCAACATCGCCGCCGCCTGATACACGATCACGATGGGGACCCCGTATTCCTCCGAAACCGACCGCAAGTAAGCCTTCCTGTTCGCGTACCCGTGCTCCTTGTAAGCGTCCATCCGCTGTCCCTCCTGTTTCGCTCCTGCTCGTAGGGTCCTACGCCGTCTTGCACCGCGTGATAACCGTTTGTTTTACTCCTTCCCGCTCCGTATGGTCCTTGATGGTGGCCTTGATCTTCCCGGTAACGAACTCCTGAAAATTCGTCTCATAGAAGTACCCGCGCTCATCGTGCGCGCTCTCTATGCACCTTCCCTTGACCTGCTCGCCGAAACGCTTTGAAGCGTACCAGATAAATACATTGCCTTCGGTGTCAAGCATTTTGTAGAGGTAAGTGGTTCCGTAATCGCCATCCCAAGAAGTTAAAAGCTTGCATTCCGCGATGTCGATCATGATGCGCTGTCCGAGTTCCCCGATGTACGAAGACGCAGCGGCTTCTTTGGCGGTTTGCTCTTTGCGCGCGCGTTGCCGCTCTTCTTCTTCAATCTGGTGTTCATACGCGGCGGGGGCGTAGGCGAGAATACCCGCGTTTGAGAGTTTGCAATATCCTGCTTCTGTTATGGTCTTGACGTTCCAAAGGATGTTGTCGAGGTCTTCATATCCGCGCGCGGCCAGAAATTCAGTGATGGCTTGCGCCGCCTCGAGCGCCTTGCCCGTGGGCTGCGCGACATCCATCATCGCTTCACGGAGTTTATCCTTGTTGGAATCCGGCTCATCAGCCTTGCGATACCCTTGCGCCTTGTAAACATCAACGGCGAGAGCAAGCGATTTGTAAGCCTCGTATGCGCGGTAACTATGTTCGGCTGCGCGATCGAAATCATAGGCTTCCATGTCGTAGAGCGTGAGGGTTTCTGTAAGCTGATTCCTGATAGCCGTCATCTGCGGGTCGATCCCGCAATAGTCCTTTAAGCAGGAACTCCCGATCTGCTTATCGGTGCCATCCTTGCGAACGATGAAGGTAACAGTGCGGGGACGGGTGGTTCGGCAATGCTCACAATGCGCATCGGCCTTCGTCCACTTGCTGTCTATCTCGGCTTCTCGGTCGATCCTTGTTACGATGTTGGCACTCTCTAAATGCTCAATCTTGGCGATGACATTGTATCCGTCAATCTTGACGATCTCGCTTTCGATGGTGATGTCGATGGCCTCGACAAGCTCTTCGCCGATCTTCTCAGTCTTTACGGTGTTCTGCGTCCATTGCTGTTGCTTCCAAATGGTGCGCTTCTTCGCGTTTTCCGGCCCAAAGCTCCACGCGAGGGTCTTCCCGTACTTCTCCGCCTTGCGCTGAACCTTCCGAAGCTCTGCTTCAACCGTTTCCCGTGCGATGGCGGGGATGGTGTACTTTTCCGTTGCCATATGCTTTCCTCCTTGCGGCCCATGCCCTCCTGCTGATTCTGATTATAATACTTTAGAGTATCATAGTCAATAGGCTTGGTGAGGATAATTGTTAAGATTTGGTCTAAAAAAGCGGGCATGCAGCCCGCCGCATCCCGCTATGCTGCGATTCTGTATATCTTGTCGAGTGCCTTTGCCTTGATCCGCTTCAATCCGTCCTTCGTGTACTCAATGCCGAACTTCAACCTGCATCGCGTCATCACATCGCGCCACGTCACCCCGTCTATGACCTGCTGTTCGACGATCCACCGTTCTTTTTCCGTCAACCCTTGCAACCATGCCTCAACGAAATGCACGGTGGGGTATCGCTCCCTGAACTCGCGCTTCATGTCTGCCAGTTCCTTTTGCAATCTTCTGATTTCTTCCGGCATATATCCGTCCGCGAACATGCACGCCACTTGCTCGGTCGGGTTGCTCACGCCCGACCCGTGCGGCATCCCCGTGTACTGTTGCGCGCGAACTGATGCATCTGCAAGCGCCGTCGCGCTCAATTCCGTGATGAGCTTTTCCGTCTCTTCGATCTCCGATTTGAGGTGCCCGCATCTTCCGACGCACTCGCGATATGACTTCAACATTTCATCGACCTGCTCCGGCAGCATTGCCTTATCCCTCCGCTCGTGATATAATTCGCATAGCGGTATTGCGCGCTGGGACGTGCAATGCCCTACCGCAGGGAGGACGGTTGCCGCCGTTCTCCCTGCACCTTGTAGCTGTACTTACAATCTTTGCTGTATATAATGCAAACTGTACTTACAACTTTTGCATTACTATATCTCAAAATGGCAGTTCATCGTCAGATACTTGCGTGAACCCGTCGCC